ATACCTTATGAAATATTTAAAAATATTACTGATATAACATTGGGTCACACTGGTTATACACATCAAGTAAAACATAAAAATTTTGACGATAGATACTTATCATTGTGCCAAGTATCTGTGGACTCGCCTAGACAGGCTGAGAAATACCAGAAACTAGGTGCTAAAACTTTCAGAGTAGCTATGGATGGTGATAGTTTACTTGAGAATGAGATAGAATGCCTTGCAGATAGTCAAGGTATACAATGTAAAGATTGTATGCTTTGTGATGGTCAAAAGAAAAATATAGCTATCACAGTCCATGGTAATTTGTCTGGACGTTTTAAGACAAGCATTGTCAAACTGGTAGGATAAAATAATACTTTACAAACTGGTGATAATCTGGTAACGTGTCACTCTAAAATGAAAAAACGAAAACAAGTTTGAAGTAAAGATGAAGTGAAGATGAAGTGAAGATGAAGTGAAGATGAAGTGAAGATGAAGTAAAAATAAAAGGAGAAACAATGATGGACGAACAGTTTGAACTAAACTTTTATGATGATGGTGATTATGGCGGTATCAACACAGACTCATTACCCTATGATGATGTTGCTGATAAGAGTGATCTTTGGGAACTGCTGAAACCTATTGGAACTATGGGGGACTATCGATACAATGGTGATTCTTAAGGTAGTCAATGGAAAGTATGGGTATCTTATTCATCAAGTACAGGGTGAAGAAATTGAGATACCTAATGTGAACTATGAAACATTCAATGAGGCTTATGATGTACTGGTGTCATTGATGATGACTGAAAATGAAGGTATCATTATTGAGGGTGAAATGTGATGAGTAACTGGAAA